TGGCTATGATTCGCAATCGCAAGCAAAACGCTTGATTTAACAAGGGGCATCACGCCCCTTGTTGTTTAACTCACAAGGAAAAAATATGGCAACCAAAGCCTTCGATTTATCAAAATTTCGTAAAACCTTAACCAAGAGCATTGATGGGTTAGGTGTTGGCTTCAACGATCCTACAGATTGGATCTCGACAGGCAACTATGCTCTAAATTATTTAATTAGCAGTGATTTTAACAAAGGCGTACCACTAGGTAAAGTCACAGTATTGGCTGGTGAGTCTGGTGCAGGTAAATCATATATCTGTTCAGGTAACCTTATCAAGGCTGCACAACAACAAGGTATCTATGTTGTGTTAGTCGACAGTGAAAATGCTCTTGATGAAAAATGGTTACACGCATTAGGTGTTGATACTAGCGAAGATAAGTTATTAAAACTTAACATGGCTATGATTGACGACGTGGCAAAGACTATCAGTGAGTTCATGAAAGAATACAAGACAATGGATGAAGCAACTCGTCCTAAGGTATTGTTTGTCATTGACTCATTAGGTATGTTGTTGACTCCGACTGACGTTAATCAGTTTGAAGCAGGCGAAATGAAAGGTGACATGGGCCGTAAGCCTAAGGCACTTACAAGTCTTGTTCGTAATTGTGTAAACATGTTTGGTAGTTATAATGTTGGATTAGTTTGTACTAACCACACATACGCAAGTCAAGACATGTTCGATCCAGATGACAAAATCTCCGGTGGTCAAGGTTTCATCTATGCGTCTAGTATTGTTATTGCTATGCGTAAATTGAAATTGAAAACAGATGCAGATGGTAATAAGACTACAACTGTTAACGGTATTCGTGCAGCCTGTAAGATTATGAAAACTCGTTATGCAAAACCATTTGAATCAGTTCAAGTTGAGATTCCCTATGCAACAGGCATGAGTCCATACAGTGGTCTTACTGACCTGTGTGAGGCAAAAGGTTTTCTTACAAAAGATGGCAACAGACTTAAATACGTTTCAACGGATGGTACAGAAATTAAAATGTATCGTAAGGAATGGGAACGCAATGAAGAAGGATGTCTTGATCGAGTCATGACAGAATTCAATGACGTTCGTTCAGTTCCCACAGTATCATTAAACGTTGACGAAGAAACTGGAGAAATTATTGAACATGAATGACAATCAAATTGCAGATGTGTGGCTTTTGTTTAAAGAATATATTGATAAAAAAATCTTAGATACTGTGGCTGATCGATATGTTGAATTGTTAGCCGACTACGGTGTAAACGATGCAACATTAGAAATGGCCACAGGGCATGATGAAATCCTGGATAAATCTATCGAATATTATCTTGAAGAAACTTCTGATGAAGAAGAAGGATTCGAGGAAGACAATTGGGATGCAGATTCAGAATCAAATGACGATTAATTTATGAGTTGGTATTCTAAGATCAGTAAAGATATTTCTTGTATTCCCGATGCGGTGGACTACTATGAAATAGAACTAACAGTGGCCAGAGGTGAATGTCGCATCACTGGCAACATCGAAAAGGCTGCTGCGTCAATGCCGGGTGTTGTGGAACAACGATATAGTCAACTACAAGAAATAGAAGCGATCTTAGAATATCTCAACATCGAGTGCCGTAGACTCAAGAGTCAACTTTTTAGAAAATATCTTGAAAACTACCAACGTGCGTTAAGTTCTAGAGATTGCGATCGATATGTAGAAGGCGAAGCCGATGTTGTTGATTTTGAAAAAATTATTAATGAATTTGCTTTATTGCGTAATAAATGGTTGGGTATTACCAAAGCACTTGATCAGAAACAATGGCAGTTGACTAACATTGTCAAACTCAGAGTTGCAGGAATGGAAGATGCTACATTGTAAATAATACTATGAGAAAAATAGTATTAGTAACAGGTGGCTTTGACCCCATTCATTCCGGACACATAGAATATCTAAAATCTGCAAAGAAATTAGGTGATATTTTAATAGTTGGCGTTAATTCAGATGATTGGCTTACCCGTAAAAAAGGTAGGCCTTTCATGCCTATAACTGAAAGAACCACTTTGATAGAAAATCTAAAGATGGTCAATCATGTTATTTTATTCAATGATAATGATAATACTGCTATCGAAGCAATAAAAAATGTTAAAGCATTATATCCTCACGATATCGTTGTTTTTGCCAATGGCGGCGATCGCACTAAAGAGAACATTCCCGAAATGGTGTTCGAAGATGTAGAGTTTGTTTTTGGTGTTGGTGGTGAAAATAAAGCTAATAGTAGTAGTTGGATACTTGAAGACTGGAAGAAGCCCAAGACTGGTCGTGCTTGGGGATACTACCGCGTGTTGCATGAAGTAGGACAAGGCACCAAACTCAAAGAACTAACTGTGGCACCCAAAACATGTTTAAGTATGCAACGTCATGATCGACGTGCTGAATTCTGGTTTGTGGCTGAAGGTGAAGCCGCTGTGTACACTTTGGATAATTCCAGTGATCACGATCTTGTTGGGCACTTTGCTGTGCATGACTACGTCTGGATTGAAAAAAATCAGTGGCACATGTTGTGCAACGAAACTGACCAACCTCTCAAACTGATTGAAATTCAATACGGTGAAGATTGTGTGGAAGACGATATTGAGCGCAAATGAGTAAATGGATCTTTGTAAGTAAGAATGGAGAAGATTCTTACGTCAATATGTTTGCCGCAGGTTGTCAAGACACAGTGGTAAGTGACGAACATTTTGACTATGACATCAGTAGTGATCCCGTAGTGTTGAGAGGTATTCTCAAACACAAAGTCATGAAACGTTGTTGGAAAGATAACAGAACATTCTATTATATAGACACTGGTTACTTTGGTAATGAGCGTACTGTGGCAAATCCACAGGGGTGGAAATATTGGCATAGAATTGTTAAAAATAATCTACAACATGGCGAAATTATACATCGACCAGACGATCGATTAAAACGATTTAACAAAGAATTTCGACCATGGAATAAAAATGGCCGCAAAATATTAATAGCCAAACCCGACATAAAACCTTGTAAATTTTATGATATAGATTTAGACAAATGGGTCCAAGACACAGTTGACACTATTAAAAAATACACAGACCGCCCGGTTGAAGTTAGAGAACGAGCACCTAAGAGACAAGATAGAACTTCGACAGATACACTGCAACGAGCACTTGACAACGATGTATTTGCATTGGTAACATTTAATAGCGTGGCTGCAATTGAAAGTGTTTTTCATGGAATTCCAGCATTTACATTAGCGCCGACGAATGCTGCAAGTCCAGTATCACTACAAGATTTAAGTCAGATAGAAAACCCGTATTATGCCGATCAAGATAAATTACATGCATGGGCATGCCATTTATCCTATGGACAGTTTCATGTTAATGAACTTCGAGACGGCTCAGCAAAACAAAAATTGAAAGATTGGTATGATTGAAAATATTTTAGAACAAGCACCTATAAAGGTATTTGTAGGTTATGATCATCGAGAAGACATTGCCTATCAAGTGTGTAAACACAGTATCGAGTCAAGATCAGGCAGTGTAGAAGTCATACCTTTGAATATTAAAGAATTAACAGCAGAAGGTCATTATTTTCGACCAGATGACGAAAAAGGATCGACTGAATTTACCTTCACTAGATTTTTAGTTCCGCATCTTACCAACTACACTGGATGGGCAGTATTTTGTGATTGTGATGTTATTTGGCAAGTGGGCATTGAAGATCTCATGACACAAGCAGACCCCCGGTATGCAGTTATGGTAGTACAGCATGAATATACACCCACTGAACAACTGAAAATGGACGGAAAAATACAATATCCGTATCCTAGAAAAAATTGGAGTTCTGTGATATTGTGGAATTGTGATCACCCCAGTAATAAGATGTTGACCAAAGACATAGTCAATCACGAAACTGGTGCCTTCTTGCATAGATTTCAATGGCTACCGGATTCAGAAATTGGAGCATTGCCCACAGTGTACAATTGGTTAGTCAATTGGTATCACGAACCCGAAGATGGCAAACCTAAAATTATACACTACACCGAGGGCGGCCCCTGGTTTGATAATTATGTAAATTGTGCGTACGGTGCCAACTGGGAACGTGAAAAAGCAGCATATGAAAAAAAAATACAATTAATAAAAACACCGCCGCCACTCCCTCCTCACAAATATGCAATGTTACCGACTGACATAAATCAAATAATTGATAAATTAATAGAGTACAGAGTTGATGCTAACCGTGAATATCACACAACTACTCGAGAAGACCTGATTAAAGGAATAGATAAATTGACCACTAATAATGTATATGCTATTGACAGTGAATTTAAATATGCTAGTAAAGGGGCAATTTATGACCCGTGGTTATACGGATTTGTCATGGGGTCTGGGGGACAAATTACCACATATTCTAAAGTAGAAAATAGCATGCGCCCAGTAGTTATACGAGGAATTGCCAAACGCAAACAAATTTATGATTGCTGGGAGAAACAAAGAGATTTTTACTATCTGGATACTGGATACTTTGGAAATGGCAAGAAAAAAATCTATCATAGATGCACAAAAAATCATTTACAAAACATTTATCCTATTGAGAACAGACCTAGAGATAGACTAGCAGCCACAGGATGGTCACCGACAAAATTTAGACCTGGACGAAATATTTTGATTTGTCCACCTAGTGCAAAAGTCATGGCGTTTTTTAATTTAAATTTAGATCAATGGATGGAAGAAACCACGGCCACGATCAGAGCACATACTGACCGGCCAATTGTTATACGACTAAAAAAAGGTCGGACTGAACGGGTCAATACAGATACATTAGCCGGTGCGTTACAACAAGATGTTCATTGCCTAGTTACATTCAATAGCATTGCAGCCACAGAAGCATTGTTATTAGGTAAGCCAGCATTTACCACAGGTCCTAACGCTGCCCACTGGTTGTGCAAACAAGATCTCACAGAGATCGAACATCCATTGATTCCTACTTTAGACGAAGTTGAAGAATGGGCCGCGCATTTAAGTTATGCACAATTTACAGAAAACGAATTTCGCAACGGGTTTGCGTGGTCAATATTAAATGAAAATAGCAATATATCTAGCAGCGATCCCCAAGAATAAAAATGATTTAAAATTGCAAGTGTTAAAAAGATTTGGTCAAGGCGTTGAACGTTGCGGAGATCAGGTACAATACATTTATGATTTTGGTCTAGGTAAATCTGACGTTGCAGTAATGCAAGGATTCGTTCATGCCGATGTGTCATCACCACATTTGAAATTACGAAGAAATATTCTTGACAACAATGAAAACACTGTGGTAATTGACAGTAATCTATTTCAGTTTGCCAATGCTGAACTAGCAAACTATTATCTAAGATATAGTTTAAATGGAATATTTCCTACTACTGGATTTTATTTTGACAACAAGATAGATCAACAACGGTGGAATTCAATCAGCCAACGATTGGGGGTGCAGTTAAAAGATTACAGGTCCAACGGCAATCATATTTTGATCTGTTTACAGCGTGTCAGTGGTTGGAGTATGTGTAATACAGATGTGCAACAGTGGCTTGATCACACAGTGGCACGAATTAGAAAATTTACCGATAGACCTATTGTAGTCAGAAAACATCCCGGTGATCGTCGTCAGGAACAGTTGAAATTTTCTAATTTGTACTCAGTTAGTACCAATGTCTCGCTGTTACAAGATTTAAAAAACTGTTGGGCAACAGTGACATTCAACAGCAGTCCTGGCGTGGCCAGTTTGGTACACGGAGTTCCGGTATTTGTTACTGACCCTATACCTCAGCAAAGTCAGACATGGCCAATATGCAATACAGATTTGTCAATGATTACAACACCAGAATTGCATGATCGAGAACAATGGATCAACAGACTAAGCCAAAGTCACTGGAATGACGAAGAAATTGAATCAGGCGCAGGTTGGCAATTTATGCGAGAAAGACTCAGCATTTTAAAACCCAATCTTTGCTGATCTGTGCAACAACGGTGTAGCCCCAACTTTGTAAAATCTTAATAGCAGGAGTATCTATCATATCATCTTGATACTCGTGTTTCTGTTGTTCAATCACTAG